CAGTAGCTGTAGTGTCACCTGCACCAGTAGTATATGCTGATTGAATTGCAGTGTTAGCTGAACCAGATTCAAAAGGATCTGTTCCTGCGTGAGTACCTGAACCAGAAAAGTCAGTATCAGCTTCGTTGAACAGAGCTTCTGTTCTAGCGACGGCTGAACTGTCATCTACATATCTCGCTTTCATAGCGAAAATAAGACCTGTAGGACCAGTCATTGGTTGTACACCACAAATATCATATGCTACCAAGTTAGGCATTGCTCTACGAACTAAAGAAATAAGAATTGGATCCCAGTTTGCAGCAGTCGCTGAGAATCCACCTGGATCACCAGCAACAGTACCTTGACCGTCACCAAATGCTTCTGATAAAGCACCTCTTTCTTCGCTTATTGCGCGTTCTTGGTTTTCAAGAATTACAGAAGTAACTGCTCTTTTGTAGCTATCTTCGATCTTTGGAAGATCAGGATGCTCTAATACAGGCTTCCATTTTTCTTGAAGGTTTTCTGACATAAACATTTGTTTATTCCCCGTTTAAATTACTAATTTAGTTATCTAATTTAGCAAATTTATTAATTGCGGCAGTATATTTAGCCATACCAGGATCTACAGGAGTTTCTTCCTGAGAACCGAAATTGGCATCGGCTGAAGCCACATTACTTTCATCAGAGACTGCTTCAAGCTTTTCACCTTTGAAGTATGCTTCTTTCAATGTAGAAACTTTCTCTTGGAAATTTTCTTCACTTTCGTAATCAACATCTTCGGTTAATTCTTTTAGCTTCTCTTGTTCACTATCAGCTAGCTCTTTAGAAGCTTCGCTAATAATTTTTTCACGCTGTAGTTCCTCGATATCTTGAGATAGCTTGATGTTTTCGGCAACTTCGCTATTCAATTTATCTTCTTGTTCGTCAAGTCTGTTTGCTAGTTCTTCAACTACATCAAACTTATCTTCTGGAACTTCAACATAATGTTCCTCAAACAGTTTTTTCAAACCGTTTATGAAATCTTCTGTGAGTTCGGTTTTTAAACCGCGCTCGATTGCTAGTTCATTTTCTGATACCCAGCTTTCTGCAACATAGTTAAGATAAGAGTCAACTTTTTCTGTCAAATCTTCTTTGATTTCTTCAATTGCTTCTTTAGTAGTTTCTTCGTATTGAGTTTCAACCTCAGAAACTTTTTCTTTAACTTTACTTGCTACTGCTGCTTCAAAAATAGTCTTAGCTTTAGATTTGAAATCTTCTGATAAATCTTCGTCAGCGACAAGAGCTTCTATGTCATCAGACATATCAACTTCATAAGATTCTTTCTTAACTTCTTCATCTTCATCATCTTCATCTGACATTTCATCAGTTTCGTCTTTTGATTCTGTAGGAGTTGTTTTTTTCTGAATCTTTTCGCCGTCACCTTTATCTTCATCTCTGTCATCTTCGTCAGCACCCTTTTCAGGATCACCGGCTGCAGGATTAAGAGAATCTTCGATAAAAGATTGAACTTGTTTTATAGATTTATCTTTAAGAGATTCTACGACACCTCTAATAAGTGCGTTTCGACTTAGTGACTCTGATTTTTCTTCGTCGCCATCATCTTCGTCTGCTTCACTTAAGCCAGCATGTGCTGATCTAAGTGCTTTAAGGTCCATTTCTTTCATGGACGAAACGGCATGTTTCAATAAGTCAGATTTAGACATTTCTTCTAATGAAGGAGTTTCAGAATCATCTTCTACTTCTTCTTGATTAGGAATAGTTGTCTTATCTACTTTTGTTTCGCCGTCATCTGGTTCCTCGATAGGATCGCCCTTGGGAGCTGGGTTAGTCTTGGGTGCCGGTTTAGTGGCATCACCAGCTTTAGCAGCTGCGTCTGTAGCGTGTTTCTCACCATCAGGATCCGTTTTAGATTTAGCCGCAGGAGCCGCACCGCCTTTACCAGGAACTTCGTGTTGAATTTCCTTTTTCTCGTCTGATACGCCTTCTTGTATGACTGCCTCTATTGTGTTTTCTAAGCTTGACATTAGAATACTCTCCATTAAATTATAAATTAATTAATTTATTCTCTATTGTTATTTATAATATTATAAATTTTCAAGAAAGTCAGAAAACGCTTGTAATTTGACTTCTTGAAGTTTGTGTGTCTTAGCTCGTCTAATTGAATGTTTATATTCTTCAATTTTCTGTGCTTTAATCACACCATTATCCCAAATCCACTCAACTCCTTCCATTACGCCGTTTACGAACGCGTCAGGAGCAGAAGGATCTGCTACGATATCAGCTGCAGTTGCTAACTGAAAATCCGATTGAACCATTTGAACACCACCTTTTTCAGATGATGCTTTTAATGATCCCATACCCCTACTAGAAACACCAAGTCTAGCACCATCGGCTAGTAAGTTCTTGACAATTTCTCCCATAGGAGTAGATAAAATCTTTGCTTTTCCGACAAAATTATTGCCGCTCTCTTTTAATGATTGTATTAAATGAGATGTTCTTTCTAAATTAATAGTTGGTCCTTCTGGATGCCCTAATTCTCCATAGGCTCTTTTTTGATCAATATACTCTTTAGTATATCTTTTAACTTCTTTTTGCATTATCTCTTTTGGATATATGCGACCGTTTTTGTTCTTTACTTCGGTTTGTAACATAATACCTTCAATATAAACATGATCCTTACCTGTTTTAGGGTCTTGTTCTACTAGGTAGTTTATATTATCACACCATTGTTCTGATATTAGTTTCATTTGTGTTTCCCCTTAAAACGCCTTATCTATTTCTTTGGCGTTATTAAACATTCTATCTGCTAGTTTTAATAATTTTTTCATTACATCTGTTCGATATGATATCAAACTTGGATACATATGGCCATCCAGTTTATGAATTGCTGCTATATGATCCATTATTTTAGCTTCTGACTTCCTTCCTAGCATTTGAGCCAACATTTTAACTGAATCATTATGTTGATTTCTGTCAGTTAATTGTGCTATCTGATCTATTTGTGCTTGTGGAAAATCTCTTTTTTCACCTAAGAAATTTACCTCTTTAAGCATATCATCTATTTGTGTTTGTTCAATAATTTTTTTACGAACATCTAAACCTTCTGCAATATCTTCACCCATGAGTTTAACGAATTGAGATGCAGAAGCTTCTGCAGTTCTCATATCTTTAAAGACACCTAATTCTTCTGGTTCTCTAGACGATTTGGGCTTAACCCAAACTCTAACTTTTTTAGAACCTTTCTTTTCAGAATGATAAAATACTTCTGTATTTTTAATCTTAATTCTTTTGATTTCTAATTTCTTAGCATCAGTTTTGAAATTAATTTCATCTAATTGTGTTCTTAATTCTTTAAATGATATCACGCTTTGAAACTCCAATTCTTTTTCCAACCTGGTCGATATGTTGTATAATCGTCAGGTGATCTGTCATTGAAACCTGCTACTTTCGTAGAAAAAACTCTACCATTAAGTGTAATAATTCTTTGACCTGCGAAATGTTTAGCTACTGCTTGTGCAACTTCTTTTGCTGGTGCTCCATTACCCTTAATATGCATTGTACCACCTTTCTTCATAGAATTACCCTTAAACCATTCTAAAGTGATTTTTTGAGCTTTATATTCTGTTTCAAATCTTTGTGGATTATCATAATTAGTTTGTATCCAATCTAGACTAATAGCTTCTTCTAAAGAAACTTCTTGTAAATATCCTTGTCCTGGTACTGTCCAACTCATGTCTTTATTTCCTTAAGTCTGTGAATTTAATATTGATGAAATTTTAACATTACCACCACCATTAGCTTCTATCCAATCTTTAATTTGTTTTTGAACCGCGACTATATCGCCTTGAGAACCTCCGAGAGAACTGTTAAGTTTACCACCACCTGCTTTATAATTACCAATCCTAACTTTACCACCACCAAGGTGTTCAAGATTTTTTCTTCTATTGTTAGTAACATCTTTCCATGGATATTTTCTATTTAACCATTTTGGATCTATTGTAAAATCTTTAATGAACTCTTTTGCTTGAGCTGGTTTCATACCATTAACAAAAATATGACCATAATCTTTTCTGCGATTCACCGCATCTCCGACCCTAGCTTTGGGATTATCGGGTTGCATGGTCATAGTTACGCCTTCTTCTAAATTGTAACCTTGTCCAGGTTGTGTCCAACTCTTTGAGTAGTCCATCTTATTCCTCTGATTTTTTTTCTTGTTGGCTTAACCAATCAATTTGTGTTTCAACTCTTTTCAAATCAATTGCATCAAGTTGTTTATCTTTCATTAAACCTTTAAAAGTTTCACCTGCAGCGATATTATCACCACTTGTTACTTGGTCAACAAATTCTCTTGATTTCTTATTATCTACCATCATTTATTCCTCTTTACCATTCGTTTGGATCCGGCATATCATCATCAGGTCCAAGTCCAACTGCACCTTGAGATTTAATCTCTTTGTCAATTTGACCTATTTCTACCTCAGATTGTCTTAAAACATTCTTTCTAATCCATTCTTCTGAATAATATTTGCCTACAAATTGATCCATTTGTTCTAGAGTATTGATTCTTTCTCTCAATATCTCTGCTTCTTTAAGTTCTGTAAAATGATTGTCTTTCTGGAAATCGTATGAAACATACTCTTTCATTTTTTTCCAATCATCTTCTGTTATAATATTCTTTAATAACAGTTGAGTTCTTAAAATATCATCAAATAATCTAGAGAATTTCAATCTAAGCCTATCAACAAATCGTGAAAACTTAACTTCATCTCTAGAAATTTCAGTCGCTCTACCAATAGCGAACGCTGTTTCTGTCTCTAATCTAGAAATCGGTACATTTAATGCCTTGTACAATTTCTTTTGAAAATATAAAATATCTTCAATTTCACCTAGATTGGTTCCACCTGGTAGTGTTTCAATCTGGGTTCCTCTTCCACCTTCTCGTCTAGGTAACCAGAAATCTTCCAGCATATTCATA